TTCTCGAAATTACCGGCATCGCTCCAGCGCACAACCAGTGGGGCCTGCACACCCGTACTCTGGCAGGATTTCCATGCCACCAAAATCTGCTGTGGCATCGAAACGTAGATTCCGCCATTGAAGAACGGCGCTTGGTGGATCACCTGCGCGTTTGTATATCCGCTGTTCTCAGCCCATGTGTAGATCGGGCCATCCTTGGGACAGGCAATCAGGACACCGCCCCAGTTATCCATCGTCCAGTCTTCTGCCGTGATAGGAGTGCCGGTTCCGCCCGTTGCTCCACTGCCTGATCCAAATCCGGCGTCACCAAAACCACCACTACCAAACCCACCTCCAGCAGGCTGCGGCCCCAGCGTGATGTAGTAAAGAAGCTGGGCCAACGAAGAATTCATCGTTGCTGTGGCGGTCGCGGTCGCCTGCTCGGTCGCATTGATGGTGAAGTTGGTCGAATCAATGATCGAGGAAATCTCGTATGGACCCTGAACTGTCAGACCACCCACACTTGTCGTCGCGATGAAGTCATAGAACAACCCAGTGATCATCTGGAAGTTGTTGTTCGGCAATGTAGTTGTGATAACTGCGCTGCCGGATGACGTATTGAATATTGGAAGAATTCCGCTACTGGCGATTGTCGTTGACGCCTCAACACTGGATTGGATCGTGTAGACGCTCGATCCCAAAACCGACACGATATGATAGGCACCATTGAGAAGCAGGTTTCCAATCGCAACTGGAGTATTGAAAAATACCGTATTGTAGATCGATGCGCTGCTGTTGCCATCGACAACCGTGACGATATCGCTTCCAGACGAAATAGAGAAGTTTGGCGGCGGATTGGAAATATGAGTCTGCGGCGTGATATCGACAAGCGCCACATTGTCAGAGTTATAGACACTTAGCGATTGTGTTGCCCCGATAGCCAGATACTCGGTCTCGAAAATACCCTTGAACGGATGCAAGTCACGCACCGTTGAAAGAACCGTGATTCCGTTGAAGTTCTCCCACCCACCATAAGTCTGGATAATACCCGCATCATAGCGGATCAACTGCGAGATAGAGACTCCAGCTTCGTTAGACGCATAAGTCACCTGCGTATTGACGCCGGGCTTGAGCAAAACGCTTCCCATGGGCATCGTCAGGCCCTCGGTGGCGTTGCAATGGGCGACGGTTGCGCGTGGGTCCAGCCACCAGACTGGTATTTCTGGCGCAGCGTTTCGATGTTGGCTGACTGCACTAAGGTTTTATATTGCATCTCCCATGACCCGGCCATGGGCTGATTGTCAGCCTGAGCACCAAAATCACGCATATAACCCGATCCAAACACCATGCTCGCCGCAATGAACACATCGGGAAGATTATCGGTCAGGAATGTCGTTGCGTTTGCAGATGACAATGGCGTTGGCTGGATCGTGCCAACAATCTCTGTTGTGTAGGCGGCATCGGGTGATGGGCCGAGAATCAGATTGGTATTAGAGTTCATGGCCCAGAACAGTGGGAGGCCCGTATTGGACTGCCCCGATGGATAGGTCGCGTCAATGAAATCACGGCTGGTAGCCATTGCCGGAGAGCGCGTGCCATTGGAACTGCCCTGACCCACCGTAGTAAGGACATTGACGGTCTCAATGACACGATACGTTCCAGAGACGGTGGGAATCGTTACATTGCGATTTCCTGAGCTAAGCGTGACAGTCGTGGTTACTCTTGTCGCCAGCAGATCGAGTTCGCGATAAACACGACCCTCCGCATAGTCAATCATGCCGGGGAGCATCGTCATGAAGTTTGAGTCGGTCGAACCGATCACCAAGAGATTCGATATTTGCGAAACGTATGTTGTGTAGTTGATCATGATGACGACACCTGATTCACGCTAAAACTCACCTGAGCCACGGTTAGCGTGGACACGCCGTCTCCAAGCAGAGAAAAGTTATGAAATCTGTAGTTTGAGCCCGGAGGCTCCCCACCTACGGACTCCCCGGCCGATCCTGTCGTTACGCCGGACAAAAGCGTGGTCCAACTCACGCCATTGTTGGAGCCGCGCACAGCCCATGTGGTCGGGCCGCTGCTGAGAAAAGATCGGTCATTCGGAGCAGTCGCCGTGAAGCTTGACAACGAATGCGTGATAACAGGAGCGGTGAGACTCGATGGAGTCCTTATGCTGCCAATGTATGGCGACCAGTTCTTGGCAATGTAGTTTCCAAAACTGGAATCAGACACGCTGATATAGGCAGAGTGAAGCCACGTCTTATTGGTGTTGCCATCAAAGGCAGAAGCCACACCAGCCCCGCCCGTCATGGTCCCGAAAAAACCACCAGAATAAATATCGTCTGTCAGCGTCAGACCAATCCCGGACATGGGATTGTTCGCGTTCAGGTAGTTACGTGGACGCGCATTCTTGATGGGATCAGGATCGGGTGGAAGGATCACCGTGCGCTGGCCGTTTTCCTGCGGCGTGTCCATACAGGTATCGCAGACCAGAAGGCCGTTCTCGTGAAGGTTCATGCCATCCCAGTCGGACTGCCAAGAGAGCTTGTTGTGGTTGTAGAGAAATCCGCACCTGTCGCACTCGGCCAGAGCCTCTGGCCGCCTCATATCGATGCGGGCTCTGCCGGTTGGTCTCATCGCGTATAGTACCCCCCGACACTGGGACTGAGGTACATATTCACATTCTCGACGTTTTGCGTTGCAGCAATATTCCAAGCCTCATCAGCGTCCGCCTTGCGGCGATCCTCCATCTCGGGGCGATAGATGCGCGCCAACCGGTGTGATAGCCCGGCGGTTAACGCATCTAACCAGAGTGTCGGGACTTCGACGTTCAGGCCCCCGGCCGTGTAGGCGTCCTGAATATTACGGACAATATAAAGATATAGGGTATACGGCCCATTGCCGTCCGGGACCGGATAGAGCGTTATTTCCGGTGAGATGGCCCTATTAAACCAGAACTGATTCGGTGGCCCCTGCGTCGTCTTCTGGGCCATCGCCGCATACTCTGTGCGGGACATGGGATAGATCAGGATATCCGTGCCGGGATTGTTTGTACGCAGAAAGGCGTCCAGAATCTGGATGGTCGGGTTTGGCAGCGAGTACGTGGCCACACCTTGGGTCAGCGGCATCGGTTCAAGGTCTATTGCCCACAAATTCGGGGTCTGATTGTTGAACTTGGCCAGCAGTAGGTTCATTTCCATGGTCGCCTGCTGAATATGGCTGGCTAGAATCTCCGTGGGATAGACCTGAATCCTTCCAAAAGCATTGATAATGACCTCGCCCGCACTGGGAGCGAAGTTGAAGCTGCCGCTATAGGTTTGCGTTGTGTTAAACATTGTTAATCATCCGGGTTGATGACTCTGATCGTTCCGGTGGCGGCCGGACTCGCCAATCCAGCCCCTGTCACGCTCCACGACGCCAAGCCAATCACAGCCCCGCTGGATGACCATGTACCAAGAAAAAAGCTGTCTGTCAGCGTAAGGCTGATATCGGTACTCGTGGCCGTGAGAGTAGCACGATCCGTGTAGGAGATTGTGAGCGTCCCCGATGATGGGACCGTCAGGGCACCATCAGCATCGAAGAACTCGACCACAAATCGTGCCGTGTTTGGGTAATCAATGTTAACCGGGCTGAGATTAACAGGCATGATCTAGTCCCCTTCGATTGATATGGCTCCTGCACTCTGCGCCTGAATCTCAGTAATAACCACAGATGCGCCTTCTTGGGAAGGAAGCTGCTCTGGTGGAAGGTCCACAAGAACAAGAGCCATATCGGCGTTTACCTCTGTCGCACTCATGACTCCAGTTACATCGGCATCCGGCAACATCTGAAATGCTGGCGGCTCCTGAAAGACACTGGGCTGGAATACATTAGGCATCCATCACCTTAGTATGAACGCTTATTATGCAGCCATCACCTTCCAGTTGGCCCCGTCGCACCACGCCATCACGGTATTAGCTCCGCCACCTGCTATGGTCGCACCTACGGTGGCCGTGTCGCTGTCTGTGATGACAATCATCGTGCCGACTAGATTTGCTGCCGCCGTCGCAATATTGGCAAACGTGGAGGTACCGACTTTGAATTGCCCGCCGAAGGTTAGTAGCTCCGCCCCAGTAGTTGCCGAACTGGTGTTGATGCCTTTACCGTGAAGAATAAACCGCAACGCTCCGGTGAGGGTCGCCGCCACGCCGGTCCCGATAATATCAAGTCCCTCGTTGCCTTCGTTGGGGCGAATTTGCGGGAGCCTCGCCGTAACATTTTGTGTCGTTGGAGACCAGACAATAGCACCGCCCTGATCGGTGCCCCCGGAGTTATCGCCGCCGCGCGGCAATAGCAGTGAGCATTTGGCATCAGTATACCCATTGGTTCCATAATGGGCGAAGGCAACGTCGCAATGCTGTGCTGCGTAGCACGTTCCCCAACTGCCAGTGGACGCTCCATTTGTGCCGTCACATTTTGGGTTGCCATAGAAACCGAGGAAATATCCGAACTCGATCTTGCGCGAGCCAAGATTGAGCACCGCCTGGAAGTTACGGTAGGTGCCGCCCGGCGTGAACGCACCGACATGATATCGGAACGCGGTCATATCGGGATAAGGACAAATCGCGCATTCGATAATATCATTGACCGCCCACGTGTGGGTGCTGGTTTCGCAGACAATGGTAGACAAATTCGGTATCCTCAGAATCCGCATTGCAGGGCGGATTGTGTACGCCCCCGATACAGCAACACCATTGCCGCGATAGGCGGCGTCACCCGCAACTGATGTGGTATGAATGTCTACCTGCGTGGTACTCGGGACCGATGTGATCTGATACCATGATTTCAGTTGATTGGGCGCTGTCGAGTACGGCAAACCGGTGTAGTCATCGGATGTCAACGAGATTGCGCCAACATTGTCAGCGTTGCCGCCGACCATGTTATTCGCCCATGTCGTACCGCTGCCGGTAAACGCAGCGCCGGAAATAGACGCAACTGTTCCGGTCGTGTACGGCGTTGCACTCAAGTTGACGACAACCCGTTGTTCGCCCATGAAGTTGGCCGCGAGTCCGAGTACCGTGGCGGGGGTGACCTTGACGCCAAGGCCGTGGTTGGCGCGAAATATGCCAGTGATGCTGGTGCCGTTTGGAACAGCCGTAACCTGAACGGCCTCGATATTGATCAGGTGAGTCGATGGTGCCTGCTCGACTACCACCCACTGACCGGCCACCACGCCCGATGAATTTGCGACGGTGACGGTCTGCGGGTCTTTGTCGCCAGTGATGACTTGCGTTGTTGTCGTGTTGATGGTGGCTTGCGTCGGAATGCTGGTGATGTTTGCCTTCACAAACAACTCAGCCTGCATCAGCGTATTGACAAGAGAAAACCCAACGCCTTCATCGCCGGATATGTTGCCGGATGAGAAACTGACCCGACGCGTTTCTAAACAGGCGTCGCCCATGCCATAGGCGTTGATCGTCTGTTGCGTCAAAATGCGCTGACCAGCGCCATAAGCATCGACAGAAATCCCGAGATTCGTGAACGTGCATTTTGCGTTGGTGCCGCCACCATGAAGGTTTTCACCTTCCATGATGCGCCCCGGAATGGCGACTGTCATTTGGGTCGTGAAGCCGACATTGGTTCCGCTTGGGGCAACCCAGTCAGCCCGAAACTCATACCCCCGATGATAGTTATCGTCATTGACACAGAACGGGTTGTCTAGATTGGCTATGAATCCTCCGCCAAGTCCGCTGTCGGCTGTCATCTTTGTGACATTAAGGGTATCGTCGTAGATCAGTTTTACAGCGCCAGCACCTTCGCCATTATTGTTATATTGAAACTGACCATCAGACCCACCAACAATCGAGCCTGTAACAGTGTGGGCAGCGTTCCACTCATTTGTTCCTACTTCCGCAGTCGGATCATCCGGTGTAGTAGCGACTTTAGTGTGGGTTATCGTGATTGCCATTTTATGGCTCCCTAATTGATGTTGCAGCATCACCGATGGCTGGAATTTCCTCGATACTCACGACTGCTCTCACAGGCGGCCCAGCACCACCAACGTCAATGCTGGCCCTGAAGATATCATTGTTGGTCTCAATCGCCGCTATCGTAATGACGTTGGCAGATGGAATTACCCTTGGCGGTGATGTAAACGCCAATTGATAGACAACGCCAAGGCCCGGCAGTGGCGGTGGCGGCTCAGACAGTGGCCAGAACCACCAATCCACTCTTGGAGGAATGATATGTGATGGCCACTGAAACTGAGCCTGATAGATTGTTTGAAGACCAGCCAAAGGCGGCGTTGGCCGAGACAACTCCATGAACCATGAAGCAGCCGATGGTGCAAGTTCATGCGATGGCCACCAGAACTGCGCCTGATATTCTGGACGTGAGCCACGGACAAAAGGATATGGTTCTGATAGGTGCGCAAACCACTCAAAGTTGATCGCAGCCTCTCCGAATGCTCCAGAGGCAAGCGGCCCAGCAGCAAGTGGTCGGAACCCAAGCATTAGTTGTTAGCTACCTCCGATGATGGCACGATTGTTGGCTTTTTGAACTGCGCCCCTCTTATGGCCTCAGTAACCTTGCGTGAGAAAACAAGTCCGACTTCAGCAACCTCAAGCCCGCGTGCCCGTACAGCTATGTCGATAAGCTGCAACATCACGTTGGCCTCTTGTATGCTGTCAAACTCAATTCTGATCTTTTCGTCCATGACCTTCCTCTTACATTACAGGGAAGAAGTTTGCCGCCCGATTGAACCCGGTGGGAGCGACAAACGGTGAACTGCCAAACTCTTGTTGGGCAGCATAGTACGCGCCTGCCATCGCTGGAGGCACGGTTGAGAATGCCGAGAACCACATATCGACAGTAATGGTTTCGATAAATGGAACGACAGATAGGGCTGACTGGAACTCTGCACCCAAGCCGGGAAATCCCGGCGTTGGTTTGGATAGGTCAGAGAACCATTTATCAACAGTAATGTTTTCTATAACAAAGTAGGACTGACCAAGCTCGCTTTGATATTGCGCCCGCAGCCCGGCCAATGGTGGCGTCGGCTCTGAATAAGCCTCGAACCACATATCAACGAAGATGCTCTCGACAAACGGAACCTCGATAACATCGATTTGGTTAGCAGTGCCCAATCCAGACAGCGGTGGCGTCGGCTCACCAAGAGTCTCAAACCACATATCGACCGAGACGGTCGGCTCAAAGAGTGGAGAATAGCCAAACTCCTCCTGATATTGGGCCAACAGCCCAGCCAGCGGTAGCGTTGGGTCCGCAAATGGCGCGAACCACATATCGACAAAGATATCTTCCTCGAACGGTACATCCGTCAAAGCAAGTTGCTGACTCTCTCCCAGACCGGACAATGCAGGCGTAGGTGTCGAGAGTTCAGTAAACCACTTATCGACAGTGATTTCTTCAAAGATGAAATAGTTTTGCCCAAACGCTTCTTGATAGGCCGCCAACAGCCCGGACAATGGCGGGGTCGGATCAGACCACGCCTCGAACCACATATCAACGAAGGTATCTTCGATGAATGGGATTTCTATAACATCGATCTGACTGGCAACACCCAGACCGGAGAGAGGCGGCGTCGGCTCTGATAGAGCCTCAAACCACATATCGACCGAGACTTCTGGAGCAAAGAATGGTGAATAACCACCTTCCTCCTGATATGGAGCAAGCAGGCCAGCAAGTGGAGGCGGTGGTTCGGACAGATAGCCAAACCACATATCAACGAAGATATCTTCCTCAAATGGAACGTCAGTCAGCGCCAACTGCTGGCTGGCATCTAAGCCCGGAAGTGGTGGAGTTGGCGTTGAGAGTTCGATAAACCACTTATCAACCGTGACTTCTTCAACAACAGTATATGTCTGTCCAAATTGCTCCTGATACTGAGCCAGCAAACCAGACAGAGGTGGAGTGGGCTCTGCAAATGGATAGAACCAGCCCTGAATATCAGAGTCCTCAAATGGGACTGCCGCCAGATCGTCCTGATATGGGGCTGCTTGACCAAGCAGGGCATAAAGCGGTTCAGAGAGAGCGGCAAACCACTTATCGACCGTAACCTCTTCTTCAACAAATATTGCCGGACCAAACTCCGCTTGGTATGGAGCCAGCAACCCAGACAGCGGCGGTGTTGGCTCCGAGAGAGCCGCAAACCACATATCCAGAAAGATGTCCTCAACAAACGGAACGTCTGTGAGAGTCAGTTGCTGGTGTGAACCGAGCCCCGATAGTGGCGGCGTTGGTTCAGAGAATGGATAGAACCAACCCTGAGCGTCAGAATCCTCGACTGGTGTTTCACCAAACTCAACCTGATAGGAAGCACCCAGACCGGAAAGCGCGTAGAGCGGCTCAGAGAGAGAAACAAACCATTTATCAACAGTGACTTCTTCTACAATAAAATATGAAATTCCAAACTCTTCTTGATATGGAGCAAGCAAGCCAGCCAAACTCGGCGTGGGGTCCGAGAATGGCATGAACCACATATCAGGAAAGATCGTCTCAATGAACGGTAGTTCGACAACATCAATCTGATTAGCAGCAACCAGACCGGGCAACGGTGGCGTTGGCCCAGAAAGTTCAGCAAACCACTTATCGACTGTGACTTCCTCGGGGGGCGGAGTGAAGTGACCGTATCCAAACTGATTTTGCCAAGCAGCGCCAAGACCGGGAAGCGGCGGTGGCGGATCGGTAAGAAGTCGGAACCAAGAATCAGCAGACGGCGCTGGTGTCGGCTCGCGCTTGAATGTCGCGACCACACAGGCTGTTGCACGAGCACCGCCCGGCTCGGCGCTGACCCCCATCGTCACCGAACTGGTCGAAGCAACGACCAAGCTGGTGACACAAAGGGAAACGGCCGCACTAATCAGCCCAGGATTGCTGCAGGCGATATAGGCACCGGATGGCGTTGCCGAGATGTAGGCTTCTTGCGCGGCAGCGGCGGCACCACCAAAGTATCCGACGATCAATTCGTCGGATTGTGCCAAGGTGCCGGTTGCCGTCGCGGTATAGGGTTCCGCACTATCGGATGCGGAAGTCGTATTGATATCGAGCGGTGACGACGCAAATGGTCCTTTGAAAACCGTGACCTCAAGCGCCGAGTTATTGGCGCTGGCTGTCGTATCAACCGCCGGGGTGCAGTCGCCGCCGGTCGTGGCAACGCTGAAAAACGCCTTTACATTGGCGATGCCGTTCGTTCCGCCATTGAGCGCGGTGTAACTGTTGCCGAGGTCGTCGGTACAGGCGACCGAGGTATTGCCCCCACTCTCCGACACCGCAACAAAAACCAAGTCGCCAACCGAAATCGTGATAGGGCGCGATGGACTGAGCGGGTCCGTAATCGCGGCGGTACCTTTGATTGACGTTCCGACAATATCGCCAAAATTGGTTGCATCAGACTTGAAGGCGACGGTTTCAGTGATCGTGACCTGCGCTTCGGTGCCAGCACCTAAGAGAGCATTATACCGCAAAGTGCCAGTTCCGGTCCCCATCGTGCCGATGTTAGTGATGAAGTACCGGACGACGAGACGATCATCTTCGGCAAAGGCAATAGCGGTCGGATTGCCGGTCCACGTCATAAGGGTGAACCCGCCCTGCGTCAGTTCTATGCCGTCATCGAATGGAGACCCACCGACCTCGGTTTCAACACCAGCATCGGTGCGTCGATAAACCCGAGCGCGCATCCCGATGTTGGTCGTCATCAGGCTTTCTTGCGCGGGCATTGCAAAAGTTATGGTGCCATCGAGTGTCCAACCCCCCGCCGGAGATCGACCGGAGATGAATTCTAGAACTGTTCCTCCTGCTGTTTGCGTCCACTGAATGTTGGTGCCGCTGGATACGGCATTGACCACTCCGGTCATTGATTCGCCGGGAGTGGCAGTCCCTTGCGGATTGCTTAGAAGATCGAAAAAGTTGCCAATCCCATTGAGGGTTCTATTGGAGGGGTATAGATCGGTCATTTAGTAGTCCCACCCATCACGATTCCACTCGGCGTGATACCAGACACCGAGTTGGTGGAAGCGATAGCCTTTCACAACAAACCATAGTCGCTTCCAGAGTGGAGATGAAACCGTATCAACCCATTTTTCCAGACGCCGGATACGAGCAGCGTCAGCAATGCGGTTGGCGCGAAGAGATTCGATGTGTGGATCACACATCTTTAGAACCCCTTCACATAACTCACCGGCTTTCCATAAGTCGGCGTTAACTTATGGCATGTCACGCAAAGCGTTCGGCCGTTATCTAGATCAAATCGAGATTCATAAAAGACAGCAAATGGCTGGATATGATCTGCATGTAAATGACCTCCGCGTTCGCCACATATTTGGCACATATAATCGTCACGCTGAAATACTTCCTTGCGCCATTCTTTATACCGATTGCTTTTACGGACCTTTTCATTCTCGGTCGAAACATTGTTATCTTGCGCGGCAACCTTACAAGCATATGAACAAAATCGCGCTGTATTAGAGCGAGCGCGAGATACGATAAACATTTTGCTACATATGGCGCATTCTTTCTCAACTGGACCGCCCTTCCATCGGGGATGTTTGATCTTGTTGCCGAATCTCCATTTGCTTACGCAGGCAGGCGAACAAAACCTTGTGGTCGCCCATTGCTTATAAGTCACTTTTGGCTTGCGCTCGAAAACGTTGCCGCACGTCTCGCACGTTTTATTTAGATATAGTTTTGGATATCTCATGTGGGACTAAAATCCTTTAACGTAACTGACCACATCCCAACTATTATCAGCTTGATTCCAGATCGAGCCGATGTAGTCGGCAGTCCCTGATAACGTGACCGTCAATCCTGTAATATCGGTTCCGAAGCGAAAAGCCCCCGCACCTGTTGTAAGGGCGAGCGTGCGATTGGCTCCCGATGCCTCAAAGATAATAACAAGTTTCTGAGCAATGCCTGCCGCAGGAGGATTGGTTGGCGTTAGGATCGTTGGATTGGTGGTGCTCACCAGCTTGAAAGTTCGCCCCAAAGAAGCATCCAAAGGAACAGTAGCGCCATCAGTCAACGTAACAAGATTCTCGTCCCGGCCATCCGTATTGGAGGTGTTGATGAACTGAAGGCGTTTGTTCGATGTAAATCTTGCAGCTTCACCCAGAACGCCAGCGACCATGGTGCTCATGACATAATCGAAGGCTTCAGTACCGGCCCCAACATTGGTGGTAACGGCATCGAGCCTGACCCCAACCTCCCGATTTCCCGGCCCACCGGCTGCGGTCTGGACCTCAAACTCGATAGCAACACCCAAACCAGCGGCTGGCGTTCCAGTCGTCCACTGCCCAAGACGGATGACTGGTTCTACGGTATTTGTGTTGGCCAGCCAATAGATCGGATTGAAGGTCCGCGAGGGTGGATTAGAGTTATTTGCGCCAACTCCCAATGCCCCTGAGCCTATCTCAGGATAAAAATATCCTGTGACCCTGCTGTTGTTCCCTGTATCAGTAAGACCAATCCTAAACTCTGAAGCAACAACATTTCCAGCAACACTGTATGCTTTTACTTCAAGGTTTCCACCAAAACGATAGAGTGTGTTCTTAAATCCATAAAAATAGATGGCAGCAAGATTATCGTTCGTCACTACATCAGCAGGGGTGGCAGCGTTCACGCCTCTTGATTTAGCAAAAACATTTGAGACTCCTGACGTGTTAGCTCCGAAGCCATAAAACAGAGCCCCCCAATCGGTATTTGGATTGAACGCTGCCTGAACCGTCGCCGGAAATCCATCCACCGTTGGATCGGTGCTGTTATTGACAAAAAGTCTATCGCCACCCCTGAGCAGGTTAGTGGTGCTATTGAAAAAGAACGTTGCGTCACCAGCCACCGTGGCCGGAGTACCGCCAGCATTGAACAAGACTTCTGTTGATAGGCTGTCGCCCGCGACGTTCTGAGCAAACCAGTCCACCCACACCTTGGGTGCGGCGCTGAAGTTGACCAGAGCGTTGGCGTTGCTGCTTTCGTAGACGGTGGTGCGATCTAGCGTGACCGTGCCGGTGGCATAAGTACCAAGCCCGGTTTCCCACTCAGTCTTGTCGTCACTTTCAGCGGTGTAGCTGACAATCGTAGTATCTGGAATACTGGCATCGAGGGGGGTGCGATAGCCAGTGATCGCTGCGGAAACAACAAAGTCACCAACCCCACCAGAGGCGGCCCGAAACATGACCCTGTTGAAAAAGAGAGTTGCCACGATCCTGAGCCTCTACTACAGCCCGTAAGATCGTAGCGTCCTTTCCCGATCTTCCCAACGGGCCAGCTTCTTTTCCAACGGATCACAACGACCAGCATCGGTACATTGCGGACATATTGGACGCATACACTGCTTACAAAGGCCGCCAATATCTTCCGGCCGCTGGCGGGCTCTTACATGGATGATGCGATTGCAGTGGCCACAGGACATGGTGTCAAACTCGTTGGCACCTTCTCTCGTTTCTACGCGCTGGAATCCATCCAGACTCGCCGGAGCCTGAGTTGGCGACGTAATAACCGCATAGCCCTGTGGACGCAGCCACATAAGTTTTACCGCTCCAGAAAGAGCCAAGTACCGGTCACGGTGCCGGTATAGCCGCCGGAACGCTGGCGAAGCTGGAGGCCGTTGGAGGAAGTCGCTGGCCACACCAACTCAGAGCCCGGTGCCGCGACCCAACGATACGATGCACGCTGGTTCACGCCAACGTAGAACAGGTTCGGGACCGAAATAGTGGCGTGAGTGGACGAGTTGGCCGTTACGACAGTCGCGGCCACAGCATCTGCCGAGTCCAGCGGCAACGGCACAACAATCGTTGATGTCGATGACGCAGTAACCCGCGAGATGTCCCATTCGATAAAGTTGTCGGCAGGGGTTCCGTTGGTGCCGATCAACACATCATAGAGTTGCCCACGTCTCGGCGTGGATTGAGAGCTATTCACCCCCAAGACCGCGCCAGTGTAGGTGGTGGCAGTCGCCTGCTGAGTACCCGACCCAGCCGAAGACCCGTTGGTGATGGCATAACTTGGAAGCGACATTTTCAGTCTCCTTGGCCAATCCAGATGGATTCCATGTAATCAAGGTCTTCCAGCGCACCCTTTAGATACGAGATGTTGTGCTTTGTCTGCACAACCTGCTGCTCAAGTTGAGGAAGCTGCTGCTGCTCCATCTGAGCAATCCGATCCTTAAGTTCCTGCTTGCGAGCAAGAATCTTGCGGCCGAATGGCTTCATCTCCGAGTAACCATAGAGACCCGGAGACTGCATGATATCGGATTCGTTGGGAGCCCAGACCTTGATGCCGCGCATATGCGCAATGTGACGGAAGAAGAAGAATCCCGGACGTTGCAGGATGTATTCCTCACGGGACGCCATATCGATGCCAAACAGCGCAATCTCCTTTGCGCCACTGTGCATGGCAAAGGCCAGCATCCATGCAAAGCTTGACGTGAAGAAATCTCGCCCGAACTCTTTGACGATTTCATCAACCGGGAAGCTCAGCGCATTCGGGACCAGTGACTGGTCTTGCATGTAGATCGGAAACGGCTGCTTCTTGAGCCATTCGATGTAGGGCTCACCATAAGCCTTGCATTCCGGCCAGAGCAGATTGCCGTGAATCTCGAACCACACATCCACGCGCGGGACAACATTCATGTTGCCCGGAGAGCAAACCCAGATTTTCCATGACAGATCGTTGAACGGGGCCAGCATCCGCGAGGATGGAGCGGTCCCGATCAGCGCCACCTTCAAGGGTTCCGGCTCCTTGGGTGGCTCGGTGATAGTCTCGTTAACACTCACCGATACAACCGGCCCGGAAATCGGAATATTCAGCATGGGTGAAGGCACAGGAGCGGCGCTGCCGTTGCCCTTGAACTGATCTGCAAATGTAGGCGTCAAGGCTCCCATTCACCTAGCTTCCCGTAATTGTTGCGGATGTAACCTGCACGACCTGTCCCACAGTGATAAGCGTGCTGTTGAGGATATTGGCGATAATCACATCAGCACCCGAAAACGGAATTCCAACCGTCAAACCGCTCACAACGGTCGCTCCCGTAAAATCAGTGATGATGCACGTATCCACATTCCCGGTTCCTGTCGCCAACTCCTGTAACGTACCTGAAAACGTCAATACACCAACAGAAACAACACCGCAAGGAACGGCTAATGTAATCGACACAACTGTAGTGCCACCGGCACTCAATACCAGATTCCCCGGACCACCACCGCCATCAATTGTGTCCGCTACTCCCTGTAAACGCGCGTTAATAGCAGCAAGGCTATAAGTAACCGCCATGGCATCTAGCCACCCGCATTCTGCAAGGCCGTCAATCTCAATGAGGAAGATGAGATAGCAGTCGAGTTGATTCGCAGCCCGGCAATGGGGGTTTCAAAGGTATAAGTAACCCCCGTGTCCGCCACTGCCGATGTGACCGCAATGCTGGATACGGCATACCAAGCGGCCGAAGAACCTGTGATGGCAGAACTATCCAACGTGGCCTGAACAACGGCATTCACCGTCATCGTGGTGGACGCCAGCGTGATCCGCGCAGTCGTGGCCTTCGCCCCCAGATAATCAAGAATAAGGGGGCTGGAGGTGCCAACCGAAGAAAGGGTCACAGACTGTGCCATTCAGTCGCTCGCTCCAAAAAAGAAGGAGACCTACAGCCTTCATGCTGATGGCCCCCTCAAGTCATCTAGGCCATCCTCGACGCCTAGCACTTTGCGCTTGAGAACGGTTTCTTGTCGGCTGACCCACCCCCGGCACTGGATTTGACGCTTCCACCACGAGCCCTCTTATCCATGCGCGGGGCACACATTTCGCCGCCAACCTTGCCACCAGACTTGAAGCCGGAGGTCTTGCCCTTCGCTTCCTTGGCGACGTTGCTGGCTCCGCCAGCATAGTAGACCTTACCGCCAGCGGCACGTTTCTGTGCGTTGCGAGCCATGTTCGCTCCTAACCAGTGACTGATTGGTGCGCCTTGAGCGTAAACGTGGCGTTGCCAATCGCAGTCGAGTTGATACGCGCCCCACCAATAGGCGAAAGCACCGTATAAAGGAGACCCGTTACGTTCGAGGACAGCATGGCTGCGCCAGAACTAATCGGACTCCATGTTATGGTTGGGGCGGGAGTGGTTGATGGGTCGTCCAGCGTAACCTCAAGCGTAACGACGCCACCAGAAGAGCCAGCAGCAGCCGACAGCAGCAGCGAGGTCGTGCGCGGAACTGGATTCAGGTAGATGGCAGCGGTGCCAGTTGAGGAAAGGGATGTTACCTGAGCCATTAGTCGTTCCTCTCATTATAGCTTTGCCACGCTATGGCATTGGCCAGTGACGATCCGGTATAGGACGGCAACACCACGGATACCGCAAGACCCGCCTGAACCACCGGAGGATATGTCGCCTGAACCATCGTTCATCCCTAGCTGGTCGAGAAGCTTCCCCATGCCGCCCGCCAATCATAGTAGGTCGGCACGTAACGTTGGTAGCCCTTCACGAGTAGGTTGTCAGTGGTGAACTCCACCGACATGTCGGTCTCATAAGGCTTTCGGTCGAAGAAGATCAGACCATCCTGATTGGTGGTGACGAACCACGCAAATGAACTCGTCAGGTAGTCGTAGGTCATGAAGCCTTCCTTGAGTGATTCGTTCATCCCAAGGATCGCATTCACATCGTTGGTGGCCGTGCCGGGCCGTAGTTCCGACCGGAACAGGCGCAGCGCCACTGGCTCCAGAGCCGGTGGTACGACGAGTTTCTTGCCGCGAGCATAGATTTTGAGACCAGCCTCGTTGCGCCATCCGGTCCTGATCGCGACCAGAGCATTGAGCAGAGAAGTCTCATTGAGGCCCACGGCAGGCGATGCCACATTGGAGATGGTGGCGTTGTCAATGGGGTGGGCTGTACTGAACAGCGAAACACCATCACCACCAATGGCGGCGTTATACACATCGCCGGTATTGAACACGTTGGCCGAATAGATTTCCTCGGTCTCCTTGAAGGATTCCATGAGGCCATCATTGCTCGGCCCGAACTCGGACTTATAGAGGTTATCGTCAATCGCCTTACGGGTGATTGCGTACCCCAGCCCGATCTCGAAGTGCTCGGCGTTGTAGACGGCCCGCTGGCCCGCCGCATTGTCGAACGAGGTGGGGCCGCCTTCCTGCTTCAACTGAGCAAGGCCAAGGAAGCGAACCGCAGCACGACGCTCCAAAGCCATGTTCGAGGAAGTCTTGCGGAACAGCTTCGGCCATTGCCGCTCGATCATTGGATACTTGCCAGAAATTCCCCACAGGCCGGGGAGCAGCAAGTCGCGAATTTGGGCGAGTGCGACGGGCATTTATATGCTCCCTTAGCTCGTGATGCCGGTCACTGTGACCGTATTGCGGACCCATCCATTGGGCTGCACAATCATAATCTGACCAGCGACAGTCGTGTCGGTGCCGTTAGCACCGGGCGGTGCAGAGCCAGCATAGGCACCCCAGATGCGCAGGAACCCCGACGACAGACTGGTGACGGTGGCATCAACGTATGTTCCTGATCGGCCAGTCGTCGTGTTGCCAGAGCCAGTCGTATGGGCACCGAACAAATAACCCGTATTGCTCGACCCGACGACAGCGGTGGTGGATGCCTGAACAAGGAACGTCATTTCGGGATCGTCGATGACGTAGGCCGTCACCGGGCTGGATGAACCAACCGAAGCCGGGAAGTAGGCTGACCAGACCACGCGATTGACGGTCGGGTGATAGAATGAACAGCCCTGAAAGACCCCAAGCGGAGGTTCAACAGCAACAGAGCTATACTGAACGATCCTGTTGGGAACAGCGGATGAGAACGCAACCAGATCGCCGGTAAAGACGTTCGTTGCGTAACTCGAATCCATCGTGAACTTGGACATGCCCATCGTTGGGGCAGAGCCATCACGGTGCCCGTAAGGCGTCAGTCCAAAGGGAGCGAAGGTGTTAGCCATAATGACAGGCCCCTATTGCAACAGTGAGTTGCCGGTGGACCCATCAGAGCGCCTGATGGAAGATGTGGTCGGCGCGACCTGTCCCTTTATCAGGGACACAACCTGCTTCTACGGTCAGACCTAATGCTATGTCAATGACTTTCGCTGTCTTTCGGTATCTCAACCGCCTCAATCGTCCTGTTAATCCTGTTAGATGATAATGCCGATGAGTGCCGCGTGTCCAAGGTCACGCCCGGCAGATCACCACCCGTCAACTGCTGCTGCTTGATGGAAACAACCTCGCGCGCCCTGCGCTGATCTTCCTTCCTTGCCCGAATCGATAGCTCCAGTGGCCGCGCCATCAGCACGAGCCCATCAACGGTAATCTCCCCGGACGCCCCACGGGACATGAACTTGCCATCAAAGATTCCGTTGAAGTCCTCCTGATGAACAGGAGTCCAGCCCGTCCGCTCAAATCGGGACCGCAACTGCCCGAACTCCATCCCAAGAACAGTGGATGTAATCCATTGTAGATCATATCCAGCCGGGATCATGGACGGCGGAATATATAGGCGATCTTCGCTTTCCTCAGATGGATCGTAGGTTTCCCAGTTCGGCTTCGCCTTCATCAGGGGCTTTTTTGGCGGGCTCACCGGATGGTCTGTAGTTTTGTTCGCGGGCGGCGGCACAGGAGCGGCATCAACCTTGTCTGTCAGCGGCTCTTCGACCCAGACTTGCCCAAGTCTTTGCGCTTCCCTGTCTTTCGCAATCTCCGCCATCCGCTCCTTGCGCGAGACTCCACGAGGCCATGCCATGATCTTATCCTCTATTCTTTGTATTGACCGTTCTTCTTGGCTTCCATCAGTCTCAGCTTGTTCTGAGCATAGATTCGTTCAGCTTCTCCGGGGTCCATGCCCGGTTGCAGATCGCGCGCAAATGACCGTTCTTCTGCCGATAGCGTGATTTTTTGCGTGGTCGGACGCCCGGTCGATGGCGACACTGATTCGCGGCTCACGGGTGCGCTCACAGGCGTTCTCCTTACGGGCTCAAGATCGGGGGCCTCGTCCTCGTCATTGGGACGAAGGCCAATCTGTTTTTCAATAAAGTCAAGGTAATCCTGCGTATAAAGCGCAATCCCGGAAATATCGGCATCGAGATGAGCGCGCTGGAGTTTCTTATTCTTGGCGCTGCCATACTCCATGTAGTCACGATGTTTTCTTGTCCAATCCTTTACAAGGTCCGGGAATTGCTGGATGTGCGCCTCAAACAACTGATCCGGCGTCATCTGAGGCTGTTGCTGCTGCGGCGGCTGTTGAGCCTGCTGCCGCTTCCACTGGTCGATCTTCTCTTCAAGATCGGTCTTGCCGTCCTCTAGAGTGGCGATTCTGGTTTCAGCCCTGATAAACTTTCGATTGGCTTCCGCCATGGCATTGTGGTCGCCAACGGCAGCAGCATTCTGATACTCCAGTTCGGCCGCCCGTGATTCAGCCTGCATACGCTCCAGCGCACTTACGATGCGATCATAATCATTGCCGACCTCGGATGCCTGAGACCGACGAGCCCAGTCCTCAAGTTCCTGATTGCGCTTCTGAAGCGCCTCTAGCTCCTGACGCTGGCGCTCACCCGCTGCCCGCGCCTCTTCGGCGGCCCGCAGATCATCGGCCTGCTTCTTGAGCGCCAGCCTGTCATTTTCCGGCTCTTTGATCGGTTCAGGAGTCGGGTCGGGAACCCGGGCCTCGGCGGCTACGCCATTGGTCGGCGGTTCCATATCATGGATAATCTCGACCACCGGATCGTCGGGGGTCATATCAAGCTCTACGGATTGATCGAGCGGAACCGCTGCGATCTGCTCTTTAGTCTTGAGTGGTCGTCTGGCCATCAGAACACCATGTCGGGGCTGGATACCTTCATGCGGAGAAGGGAATAGGCCACGAGGCGGCAGGCCACGCCGTTGACGGTCATGGCTGCGCCCTGATTCGTGGTGAAGACCACCCAATCGCCCACCCCGCAGGATGGGGGCGTGTCATCGCCATATTCGGTGGCTTCCAAGCCAGCCTTCACGATCAGGCCAACTTTCCCCTGAAGCTCGTCTTCCTTGATGTTGTCCACTGGACGGTACACCCCGCCGGGGGTCTTCTCGGGACGGATATAGACGGCGATCAGAACCTGATCCCGCAACACCGTAATGCCGGATATGTCGCCTAATGCGTTGATAAGTCCCAGCTTTGGATTGGCTGCCTGTGAAATCTCGACAAGTTTCTTTGAAGTAACCACCGGCATTTATGTCAGCCCTTTTTCGATTTCATCCACGATATCCAGAGCCGCCTTCAGACCGTTGAGATAGCCGACCTGCTCACGATAGGTGGGCCAATCCTTGTATTGGCCGCTGGCCATCCGGTCTCTCTCAGCGGCTACTTCCTCCTGCACCTTCTGACGCAGGACGCTAAAATAATGAATAGTAGCCATTAACGTTAATACTTGCGGGCCGCCCGCTTGGCAAGCTGCATACGCCCGACACCTGATTCGGCCCCGCCGGTAAGTTTCTTGGAACCGCCACCCGGCATGGGTGATTCGCTCTTCACGCCACCGCCATGCTGATAAGTCTGTGCGCGCTTCTGCGCGACCGCACGGCCATGGCGATTCTCTTCATATTTTTTGTATGGGTGCATGGCCTATCTCCGAGTTCGCGTCGGAACGAAACAGGGATTGCCTTCCGCAGACTCGTTCGGCATCCCACGAACCCAACCAGACGAATCGTTGTCATAGTCGGGGCCGTGCTTGCACTCCGGGTCCTGTGGAGCGGATCGACTCTCGGGAGTTTTCTTCGTCGTGGTGTGGTCGCCATAACGTGACTTGGCCTGAGCGCGGCCCCACTTTTCGGTGTTCTGTGTCATTGTCTAATCATCCTGTCGCGCTTGTTGTGCTATTTGCTCGTTACGCACCCGCATTCCACTCTCAATACCCCGACTGCGCACCGCGCTGCTATCAGCAAGCGGCTGTGGAGTGCCAGCCCTCACAGCCGGAGCGGAGCTAACGCCGGGAGCAGAAAACCTAGGTGCTGGCTGATCAATGACTCGACCACCATATTGGTATGCCTTGGCGCGAAAGTCTTTCGACTGTTTAGCATATGGGTGTGTCATTTCACTTTTCCTCCGCGCTTGGATTCCGAACCTCTCACATAGAAGTCCGTATTAGGACTCACCGGAGCAGTAAGATTGCCACGCGGCGATCTTAGAGAAGGCACCTCGCCGCCAGACTGGCGCGCGATGGATTTTACCCGGCGATGACCAACGATATTCTGCTTATGACCTTTGTAGGGATGAGCCATGTCACTTTGCCTTCTTTGCCTTCGGCTTGGCCGCAGCCACCTTGCGCGCCGCCTCTGCCTTGGCATCGCCTAGCTTACGCTCGTTCTCAAGCTTCAGGTTGTGCATCTCCTGAATCCGCCTCAGACTGTCTTGGTGCTCTCGCTCTGCACGATCACTATCTTGAGCGTGCTGATCGCGGGCCTTCTCCTGCTCCAGCACATGCTCACTGACCAACCGCTCCTGCTCCATATTCTTGTCGAGATGCTTCATCTTGAGTTCGGAAATCTGGTCTAGCTGCTTGGCCAGCATCTCATTGGCCAAAGCCGATTGCTCGGCATCAAAATTCTTCTGGTGCGTGATCTGAGCATCGATCAGCCTGATCTTCTCAATCTCAACCTTGATGTTCTCAATCCGCTCCTTGGACTCACGATCCAGCGACTTGTCTTGAAGCTGCGCCAGAGAAATCTGTGCATCAATCATCTGCTGCTGACGCTGCGCCGCAATCGTGGCCTCGTTGGCCTTGGCCTTTTCCTTGACTGCCTCAAGCCTCGGGTCAGGCGGCGGCGGTGCAGGCTCTGGCAGGAACAGACCCTCTGGATCGATCCCGACGATACGGAAGATACGCTCGTCTACCGCCTTGCTGTCGTAGAGCGTTGGGCTGCCTTTTTGGAGTTCCTTGATGACAACGGCTTTGGCGATCCGGTGGAGCGAGGTCGGGTTGTTGGGGTCGGCAACCGGGACAAGATCGTTATCTTCCAGAGCGGCAACAAATTGCTCCTTGCGCCAAGGCAAGGTAGGCCGCCGGTTGTGCCGCCAGAAGGCTTCGGGGTCCTCACGAAATCTCTCCTTCAGAAGCTTGAATTCTTCCGCCTGCGCTGCATGAAGGCGCTTGTGAACACTGTTGATGACCTTAGTAGCCTGCTCAATCAATGCCAGAGTCGTTCCGACTGGAGCATCCTGCTTGCCTTCTCCGATGGTGATCTGCGCTGCACCGCCAAGCCGCCTTCCGCCCTCTTCAACTTCCTTTACGAAACTCATGAAGCCAGCGCCCGGCTCTTTGTAGGGCAGCGGCATGACTTGCGTGCGGATATCGCCCTGTGGGCCTATCTCGATAGGCACGCCACCTCCGGGCGGGACACGAAACTGATTGGTGAGTTGGCGGCCTAGTCCTTTATTGTAGAGGAAGCCGGGGAAGTTGGC